AAAAGAAGCAGAGTTTGAGCATAAGAAACAAATGGATATGGCAAAGATACAGGTAGATACTGATCTGAAAAAGAAAGACCAAGAGATAGAAGTTACCAAGGTAGCAACAAACGCTATTCTTAGTGAAGCAAAATCTAAAAGAGATGAAAAGAGAAAAGGCTTTCAAGAAGGTGTCAATCTAGCAAGAGAGTTTGTAGATGAGTGAGACAGCCTACACTCCCATATTAAAAAGAATTACAGATTATAAAGAAGACCTAAAAGAACACCTCGCAGGAGGTGGAGCTAAAACTATAGAGGAGTATGCTCGTTGTGTTGGTGAGTATAAATGCCTCAAGAAATTACAGGAGGATATACTTGACATAGAGAAAAGATTTATAGATGATTAAAAAAAGTACTATGGTGCTTTTCGTATTAACGCAAGGAACTGTGATCCTTAATCACTGCATGAGGTAAAAATGTATCAAGCTGTAAAGAAGGAAGAAGACCCAAAGGTCGCTTCCAAAATGCCCGAACCAAAGGGCTACAAACTCCTAATATCCCCAGTAGAAGTAGACGAAAAAACAGAAGGCGGTCTGTATATGCCTGACCAGATAAGAGATGCTGAAGGTATAGCATCTATTATAGGGTTTGTGGTTAGTATGGGTGCTGATGCCTACAAGGATAAAGACAAGTTTCCAAATGGTGCGTACTGCAAAGTAGGTGACTTTGTTATATTTCGATCCTATTCAGGAACTCGTTTTAAAATACACACACAGGAATTTAGATTAATTAACGATGACACGGTTGAAGCCGTTGTCGATGACCCAAGAGGATATAAGAGAATATGAACGATACAGCAGAAAAGTTAGAAGAGAACATCGAAGACAGCAATCAGGCAGTTGAGCAAGATGATTTTGAAGTAGAAGTGGTTGATGACAGACCAGAAGAAGACAGGGTGGCAAAGAGAAACGAATCGGTTGAGGCTAAACCTGATGACGAAAACGAAGATGAAGTTAGAAACTACAGCCAGAACGCTCAAAAAAGAATATCTCAGTTAAAATATGAATATCATGAGGAGCGTAGAGCTAAAGAAGAAGCTAAGAGACTTGAAAAGGAAGCCATAAGTTACGCTGAACAATTAAAGAAAGATAACGAAAAGCTAAGAAAAACCCTAGCTGAAGGCGAAAATATGCTGATAGATCAAGCTAAAGGCAGGGTGGATGCACAGCTAGAGCAGGCTAAGAGTGATTACAAAGAGGCTTATGAATCAGGTGATCCAGATAAATTAGTGGAAGCACAAGAAAAATTATCACAGCTACACAATGAAAAATTTAGAGTGGCTGAGTATCAGCCTAAGAAAGAGGAGCTAAAAGAGACGCAAGCTCCACCGCCACAAAATCAACAGCCCTCTCTGTCACAAAGAGGTATAGAGTGGCAAAAAAAGAACGATTGGTTTGATAAAGATATGCGTATGACAGGATTTGCTTTAGGTCTGCATGAGGAATTAAAGCGAAAAGGTGTTGTACCAGACAGCGAACAGTATTATAAAGAGATAGATGAGGAAATGCGTAGAGCGTTCCCTGACAAGTTTGAGACTGAGCAAGAAGCACCTCAGTTACAAAATGGAACCGTGGTAGCCCCCGTTGAAAGAAGCGGAAAAAAATCACGCACAGTGCGTCTAACAAGAACCCAAGTAGCCCTCGCAAAGCGACTTGGTCTCAGTCCAGAGCAATACGCAGCGCAGTTAATGAAGGAACAATCCAATGGCTAATAGAGAACCAAGAGACACGCAAACCCGTGAGACAGAGATGAAGAAGAAAACGTGGGAAAGACCTACTCTTCTTCCTACACCGACTCCAAGAGAGGGTGTTAAGTTTCGTTGGATAGCGACAGCAGTTATGGGGCAACCTATGACTCCTAACGTATCCTCAAAATTCCGTGAAGGTTGGACTCCCGTATTGGCTAAAGATCACCCAGAGTTGCACGTTATGCCCGATATCGACTCTAAGTGGTCAGAAAATATAGAGGTTGGTGGGTTACTTTTATGTAGCAACGCAACCGAAACAGTAGAAGCCCGTAAGGAATATCATAAAGAGCAGTCACAACGACAAATTGAGAGTGTTGATAATTCTTACTTGAGAACCAATGATCCACGGATGCCAGTTCTGAAACCAGAGCGAAGCACCCGTACAACTTAATGGAGGTAGACATATGTCTAGCACATCTGCTCCTTTTGGTTTGCGACCCGTAGGTACTTTGGGAGGCGAATACACTGGTGGTTTTCGTCAATACCCAATCCTATCCTCGTATTCCACAAGGATTTGTATGGGAGATGTCGTCAAGTTAGTTGACGGTGGCTCCACAACTACCATCGAGAAAGATACAGGCACAAGTTCAGCTACGCCAATTGGTATTTTTCTAGGATGTCGTTTCATCGATGTAAGCACCAGTCAGCTTACATTTTCACAACAATGGTCTGGCGCAGCTCATACCGAAGGTATGGCTTACGTTGCTGATGATCCAAACATTCTTTTTGCTATACAAGCAGACGGAACAGTAAATGATGATGATTTAGGGGCTAACGTAGAGTTAGAGCAAACAGCATCAAGTGCTACGTTTGGTATCTCTCGTGTTAGTCTCGACATTAGCACGACAGCTACAACAGCTTCACTCCCTGTGAGGATAGTAGATTTCCTTGGAGGTCACGATGGTGACGAGAGAGGAACAAGCTTTCCAATCATGGTCTGTAAGTTTAATACAGGTCATCAATTAGGTGTAGGTGTCGTGTCAGGCGCAGCACCAGGAGGAGGCTAATCATGGCAGTTATGAGTAGAGCAAATCTCTTAAAAGAGTTACTACCAGGTCTAAACGCATTGTTTGGATTGGAGTATGACGGCTATGAGAATGAACACGCTGAGATTTATGAAACTGAAAACTCCGACAGAAGTTTTGAGGAAGAAGTAAAGCTCTCAGGGTTCGGTGCAGCACCTGTTAAGCAGGAAGGTGCATCTATCTCCTACGACTCAGCACAAGAGTCATTCACTGCTCGTTTTAACCACGAGACAGTGGCTATGGGTTTCTCTATTACAGAGGAGGCTATGGAAGACAATTTGTATGACAGCTTATCTGCACGTTATACAAAGGCTCTTGCTAGAGCGATGGCTTACACAAAACAAACAAAGGCAGCGTCACTTCTGAACACTGGTTTTGATACATTCACCTCTGGTGATGGAGCGTTTCTATTTAGTGCTTCCCACGGTACTGTGGCAGGCGGTAACAACAGAAACCAACCGTCAACAGCGGCTGACCTTAACGAAACATCTCTTGAGCAGGCAGTAATCGACATTGCGGCTTTCGTAGATGAGAGAGGTCTATTGATTGCAGCGAAGCCAAGGAAGTTAATCGTTCCACCTGCATTGATGTTTACAGCAACTAGATTGCTACAAACAGATTTGAGAGTCGGAACTTCTGATAATGATCTAAACGCTATCAAGACCAATGGGTCTATCCCAGAGGGCTATAGAGTTAATCATTATTTAACAGATAGCGATGCTTTCTTTATAATCACAGATGTTCCAAACGGAATGAAACATTTCGTTAGAACTCCTATGGCTACTGGTATGGACGGTGATTTCAATACTGGAAACGTAAGATACAAAGCAAGAGAAAGATATTCTTTCGGTGTATCTGATCCACTTGGAATTTATGGTTCAACAGGAGCCGCTTAACTAGCGAACATGGGGGTGGTTTATTAATCCTTCATCACCCCCATCCACATACCTTGACAGCGTAAGCTGACATTTGCCAAGACAAGGAGATTAATATGGGCAATTCAACATTTTCAGGACCGATTAGGTCAAAAGGGGGCTTTACATCAATAGCCACCGCATCAGGAACGGGAACAGAAACCACACAGATGTCTATATCATCAGCAGGTGTTGCCTCACTTGATGCAAATACAATGGCAACCGAAGCAGGTACTGGTATCACAGGTGGTACAGGTACTATTTACAGAAGCTCTGTAATTAGAGAAGGTGGTATTATCAAGACAAGTATCTTGATTGATCTTACAGGTCTACGATCTACAGCTAGTGGTGATATCATTGGTGTAGACGGAACATCAAACGTATGTCACATTGGTCAAATTACAGCAGCCAGAAACGGAACTATCCTAGCAGG